AGCGCAGCCTTCTGCAATGTTAATACTGTCTATGTCGGTATTGTTAGCTGGAGTGCTATCAAATTCTGAAATCTTTGTCTTTGCCATTTTTTAGTCCAATAGAGAAGGAGCAACAACACCAGCGCCTACTTGTTGTTGTAATGCTTGATTGCGTAAATATTCATCGAGTAATTTTAAACGATCTATCATCTGAGCTTGCTGTGCAGGATTTACAGAGTAAAGTTCTGGAGCAAGAGTTTCAGCAGTTCTAGCTCCTGGGCCTGTAACAGATCGCAATAAATAATCTATACCGCCTTTTACAATACCCTTTTCTGCCATCTGTGGTACTAACTCTGTGCCACCCTCAAACTCTTTTGCGGCCTCTGTTCTACGCTGAGTAGGACTGCCTCCTGTGATCTGAATGTCAGTAGAACGAATAGCTTTTTCTCTACCTAATTGCAGCTCTAGATTTTTGAAAGCATCATCGCCAATTAATACTTTGATCTGATCTCGTTTTTCTGGAGATCCAAAGGTACGCTTAATTTGATCTATGCCATCTGCGCCAGATTGAATTTTGGTACGAATAGCATCATAAGCACCAATAGCAAAACCATCTTTTTCTGCTGGATTTAAACCATCATAAGTCTTTTTAAGTGTACGAGCATCAATATCGAAAAATCCTCGACCATTTTCAATAGCATCAAATACTTGTGTTGGCCCACCAAATGCTTGTCTAGCAGCTTTATATTCAGTAGGTGCTTGGCTATCTACCTCACCCATAAACTTGTTACGAATATTTTTAAGAGAATTAACTTCATCTTTTCCTAGACCAGATGCAGGAGTCTTGCTCCAATTAATTTCATCGTCTATACCACGCTTAACATAGTCAATTGTCTTAAGATCAAAGCTATTGCCTTCTGGTTTTAATGGTGCTAATGGAAAGCCTTCTCTTGTAGCAATTCTGTTAGCCCTAGCGTATGCGCTTTGAAAAGCAGGATCTAACATAATATTATCTATGGTCTTACTGCCAATAGATACAGGGCTTGCATAAGCGGCATCATACAAAGGTTTAGAAGTAGCATTTCTTAATTTAATAATATCGTCTGCAATTTCCATTGGGTCTTTATTAATCTTAAAGGCCTCTTGGAAATCGGTAAGAATACGATTTCCTGCTCCAGACTTACGCTCCTCTGCCAAGTTTTCAGCAACTACTCTTGCTCCTGGGTAACTTGCAACAGTTTCACCTAGTTGTTTAGTGGCTTTACCACCAAACTCCATAATTGTTTCTGGCTTGTAACCTGATAATCGAATCTGATCCATTGCAGCTTTAATTTCTGGCAATGTAAGGCTATCTCTTTGTAGAGCTTGGATAATTTTGGTATCTGCTTTGCGCTGTACAGCATCTCCACTCATGCCAAAGAAATCAGCAGTTTTTCCTGTGATATTCTTAACAATAGGAATGTCTTTTGTAGCATCAACGATAGTCTTAGCTAGATCAGGTATGCCTAGTTTTTCAGCAACAGCCTTAGTAGCACCAGTACCAGCTTTCATGCCAGCAAGAACTACAGGGGCTAAAACTGCGCCTTGTATTGCGCCTTTTTCTGCGCCTGCCATTCTTTCACCTTCTTGGGCAGTACCAGCACCAGTTAATGCGCCACCAGCAGCACCAGCTCCAGATGTGCTTGCTACTGTGCTAAAGCTAGATGGAATCTTGGACAATAGATTAGCTACTTGTGGAATTTTTCCACCCATTTGTACCGCAGTTTTACCAGCAGCAAATGCTACAGGCAAGCTACCAGCTATCTCAGATGCCATAGCTTGATAAGGCTTTTCTGCCTCATATTCTTGTTTTGCAAACTGAACCGCAGCTAAATTTTGTTCGTATGGCTTTTTGTTCTTAAGGGTCTTAATAACAGCCTCAAACTCATCACCAAATCCAAAAGTTAAACCTTGAATACCAGCCTCAATATTGCCATAGGTAGATGTTGTGCCTTTGGCCTTTGAATAGTTTTCAGCAGCACTTTTAAAGCGAGATGCTGTGTAGCCCTCTGCATTTAAATATTGATTAATCTCTGCTGGCTTAACATCAGGATTAGCTAATAATTTGTCTACATTACGAATAACTTTTTCAAACTTTTCGTATGCCATTACTCTAATCCTCTATCTTTTTTAAACTGTTTCATATCAAATGGAACATAAGATTTACCAGCAGCAGTTTTCATTGCATTTTGAGTTACTTCTCTGGCTAAAGCCTTTTGTGCAATTTTCTCTGGTTTATCTCCTGGCATTGGAAAATAAGTTCTAATCTCATCTTTCATTTCATCTGTACCAATAACTGCTCCAGACTCTTTACGCAGATTTGCACGAACCCAGTTTTCTTGAGCTTGTCTATATAGTTGTTGTTGTGTAGAGCTGCCAATATTTTCTAAATATCCACCAACCAAAGGAATATTTCCTAGTGCTTGAGTTCTTGCAGTTGGATACATTGTGCCAACATCCTTACCAGCTAATTGTTGTGTGGCTACTTTATCTTCAATATCTTTAATTAATTGGTTTGATAACTCCATACGCTGTGCAAATCCAGCAGCCTTTTGCTCTGACTCAGTAGGCTTACCACCTTCTGCTCGTCTATCTGCTCTATCAGCAGCAGCAATCTGACGAGTAATATAAGCATCTTCCATTTTTGCTAATGGCTCTAAACGCTTATAAGCAGTTTCTTCATCAATTACACCAGACTTAAACCCTTGTTCTAACTGAGCCGCCAAAGTCCTTACTTGTGGGCTTGTAGCTTGTGTATATGCAGCGAATGGGCTAGGAGCTTGTGCGCCACCACCAGCCATAAGTCCAGACTGTCTTAAAGATTTCATGCTATCTGCAATATCCTTGATAGCACCAAACTGTCCACTAGCTTGTAACTGAGGGATAATCTTAGCTAAATCGTAGTCATACCCTACTAACTGTTGAGTTGCTGGAGTTGTTGTTACAGCAGGGCCTACCTCTGATGGGATTGCAGTTGTCATGCCTGGTACTGTTTGATACTTAGGAGTTGCTGCACTTGCATATAATTGCTTTAATTGTTGAGCCTCTTTTTGCTTACGCACTAATTCTTGAACCTGAGTAGCTCTAAGCATATTCTGTAACGCAGAATCTACTTGTCCTTGGTAGCCAGTTTGAAATCCTTGTAAGGCATCGCTAAATCCGCTACCTTGCGGCATAAGAGATGGTGCGCCTGCTCTAGAAAATGCTGCGCCTGCGCTTAATAATCCAGATGCAAGTGCTTGGTTACGCAGAGATGACATATCATCTTCTGATAGTAAGCCTTCGTAATAGGATGGAATAATTGCCATATTTGCCTCAGATTAAAGATATTCTAGGTTGCTTGAATTGCTGTCTGTCTTGCAATAAAGATAATAGAGCAGTAGTTGTATCTACGCCTTGACCTTTACGCATCATTGCTTGCAACTGAGCCATTCTGTTTTGATCTGCTTGTTGAGCAGTATTTTGCTCTTGCATCTTAGAGCCACTTTGTGTAAGTTGGCTAAGTGCTTTTTGTTGAGCTTGTTTCTTTAACATATCTGTTAATGTTTGCCCAGATGCTTTTTGAGCTAATCCTTCTTGCTTATATAAACTCTGTTCATTATTGTTAAATAAGTTATCTAAGAAACTTGGATTGCCAGCATCAACGCCATTGTAATTGGCAAGAGAGTTTAAGTAGTCTGGGGTATAAGATTGCATTGGTAATTGAAAGGCCTCTTGACCAGCAAAAGAACCAGACCCACCATCTAACCCAAGGCTAGATAAAAGACTATTCATTCCACCAGATCCAATAGATCCTTCTGCTCCAGAAGATCCACCTAATTGAAATAGATCTCCACCAAAAGTTCCACCGCCACCAGCACCTAATGAGCTTAACATTCCACCACCGCCAGCAGTAGTGCTACCTTCAGCAAAGTAAGGGATGATCTCAGGAGCAAATATGGCAGCAGTAACGGCAGCAGGCGCAGCCCATCCAGAGTCAAATGGCATCTCACGCTTTACAAATTTATCAGTATCAGCTAAACCACTACCAATTCCGCTAAAAAGATCATCTAGGAAGTTAAAGTTCATAATTTTTCCTAAACTAAATCGTAGCGAACTTGTTTAATGCCATCTGCACGAGTAATAACTGCCTGTGGAGCAACTTCTTCCACTTCGTGAGCCATATAACCAATAAACCTTCCATGACCAGCTTGGTCTTTCCACTCAGGTTTATAGTCAAACATATAAACTGGTAGATTGTGTTTTCCGTTACCAATATTGACAATATTTTCTTTTGTACGAATATCAGAAAATGCTGTATATAACTGTGCGCCTGTACCAGCAATACCTAATAAGTTACCTAGACCTTGTTGTCCTGGGTTAGAGTAGATAGGCTGAGTAGAAGTAGAGATACCACCACTAGGTGCGCCATATACGCCACTTAAGAATGATTGCAATTTAGCCTGTGGAAGATTTTGCTCGTAGTTATAACGATTAATTTGGTCTTGCAGAGCAGTCTGAGCATAACCTTCTCTGCCCTGTCCAATTGCTAGTAAACGCTGAATATCTCCGTAGTCTGCCTCTGCCATGCCAGGCGCAGCAGCCGTAGCAGCAGCCTGTCTTGCTCTTTCGTCTGAGTAATTTTGATAGGCTAGTTTGCCAGCAGTATCAGTTAAGGCATTAGCAAAAGTACCGCCAGCACGATCTGTTAATTGACCATAAGCACCAGAGCCATAGCGACCAGAACTAGCAGCTTTAGATGCTACATTTTGGATGGCATCATAGTAGGATTGTTGAGCAGCCTTGGCAGCAGGATTAAATGCGCCTTGAAAGAAAGGGTTTCCACCTAGATATTGTCCTTGTACATTAGCTAAGTTTTCAGCTTGCGCTGCTCTTAGTAATGGACTACCAGCCGTAGCTCTTTGCTCACCAGCTTGTAATGCAGATAATGTAGTTCCTGTGGGGCTAACATAAGTTTGCCCTGGGAAATAAGATGGGCCTTGATCTTGGTATAGTCGTTTTGCTTCACCTAAACCAAACTCTACATAAGGCTTGAGCATTGGATCAATTTCGTTGCGAGTAGTAGTAGTTCTATCTTGAACTTGTTGTCCACCACCACCGCCAAAGATCCCACCAATTGTGCTTGCTATTCCGCCCATATCAAATATCCTTTATCCATTTTCTAGGTCTAAACCCATATTTTCTTGCTATCACATCCCATCCTTTACGATGAGAGTCAAAAGTTACTGTACTTGCTCCACCAGCCTTGGCGATCTCTAATAGAGCTTGCCAACATGGATCAAGATTATGCTCAAAATAAGAACACCATATATGTAGATTATCGCCTTGGGGTTGCAGAACCGAAAAGCCTACTATTCGGTTGTCCTGCGAGAAAGCCCATAAAAGAGCCTTGTTATTGAAACATTCTACATATACATCCTCAGGAATCCACCCCTCAGGAGTCTTACTTAAAATCTTTAATAAACCTTTTCTAACATAATCCCAGTACAGCCTCAAATCCTCTGGTTTCACATAGATTTTTTGCATACCATAATTTTACCTACAATTGGTAGAAAAGTGGTAATTATCCAACTATTACATATCCATAAGTTTTACTTGCCGTTGAATTGGCAAAATGGGTAAGTGTTGCGCTGCCATTTGTCTGTGCGCTGACATATACATTGTCTAAAGAATTAGGGGCTACATATTGCATAGTTGCTATAACTGATGGTGTTGCTGGTCTTGTTGGGCTAGATTCTGCTGGAGTTTGTTCTAATGTAACCCCTGTATTTTCTGTTCGCCATACAATTTCTACATAATCATTTGCCACTAATTCTACAAAATAATTTATAGCTGCAATAACATGACCATAAACTCCAGCACTTTTTCTTGCTGGAACAGTAAATTTACTATTTGATGCTGTAATATTAGTGCCGTTTTTTCTAAACCAAATATCTACATCATGCTGTGCATTATCTGTATTTTCCATCTGTACGCTAAATTGCAGATTATAGATGCCAGCATTTCTTACATTTAAGCGACTACTATTAGACAAATAGACACCATTAGAAAAATCTGTAGTGTTAAATGTCATTGGATACGCAACTGTAGTGCTTGCTGCCGATTGATCTGTAGAGTCTTGAAAAGCACCATAAGGTGCAGTATCGGCAAAGGCAGCAGCCGACTTAGGCACTAGCAAGATCATAGAATCTCTGCTTATTCTAGGATCGCTAAGAGTAGTAGTTGTTGCGTTTCCTGTGGCTAATGTAACAGTCCCAGTATTGTTGGTCTTACCATCCATCATGCCATTGACGATCTCTGCTACAGCTCGTTGATCGCCACCAGCAGGGGGAAGTCTACGGAACATTACCGACCACCCTGTTGCGTTAAATCTATCTCTACACCAATAGCCGTTTTCCAGTTAGATCCGCTAGGGTAAACCCTTACTCTATGGTATTTTCCACCAGAGCGCAGGGATGTCCTATTCTCTGTGTCTGCTGCTACGGCAGTACCAAAGCTAGGAACTTCGCTTAACAAGGCTCTAGAGGCTACAGAAACGCTTGCAGAGCCATTATCTACCTTTGGCTTGGCTAACATAATGATTGACTGATTGCCGTTGCCTATATCGCCTGTAGTAATGTAGGCAGACTTATTAGAACCAGTAAAAGTAACAATTTTGGTATCTTTTACGCCAGCAAGAACAAACTTACCGCCAGCCCATAAACGGCTATCAAATGAAGTTTCTATACTGTCCATTGTTCCAAAGGTATCTAAGCCTTCTAAGGTTATGCCAGCCTGTGATGCGCTACCTAAATAGCTAGAAGTAGTTTCTGCCTCAGACCATTTTTTAGTCTGAAAATTGTAAATAATAAGACGCTTTTGGGCAAAGACATCTGTAAATTGCCAGATGACTAACTTACGGATTACATCAATGGTGGCACTCATCTCGTTTAATTTAGACTGATCTACAGCATTAAAGAAAAAACGATCTACTTTTTCTGCTCCGATAGGAGTTACTGTTTGCCCATCGCAGACATGGAATCCATCGTCTGATAGGAAGAATGTTAGGTTTCCAAACTGGGCTATAGAGTTAGACTCATAGCACCCAATGTTTCTAGCAATAGTGTCAAACTGGAAGAATAGTGGCGCACCTACATAAGACATTCTAGAGATAGCTCTCTCTAGCAATACTAAGCCGTATTCACCGCCTGTAATGCCACGAATATCTCCACCATCAGGAAGAACCTGGTCATCTGATTGGCTTGTAGCACCAGCAGTCCAATCTGTTTCATCGTTAATATCAGACCAATAAACCTTGTTTTCTGATCCAGCCACATTAGCAGCTACTACAAAATCTCGTACTGTAGTTACAAATTTAGCAGTAGGGGCAGCAGCAGCTAGATCAGCAAATAATGACGAGCTACCTAAATTCCATACTTGAAGTTTTCCTACTCCATTGGCTGCAATAAGGGATGGCCCATATTGGGTAAACATCCAACGATTTGTGCCTGTGTAGTTTCCAGTTTTAGATACATTGTCTAAAGCTAATGTAGTGGAATTAAATTTATATAACTTAGTAAAGCTACCAGCAAATAAAGTAGATGTTCCACCATACTTAGTAACAAATACATTGTTAAGACTTGTATCGGCTGCGCCTGATAGATCTACTGTATTCGGGAATGGGCCATAACCTATTGCTTGGGGAACAACATTATAGGCGTCTTGTATAGAGCCAGTTATTCCAGCTTGGTCTGGTAGCCATTCGCCAAATTCTACTATTGAGGTAGCCATGTATTACTTCCTGTTGTTTTGTCTGTCCAAGTGTTACTTGTAACGCTTGCATCTGTCCATGTATTAGAGCCTACAGAAGAATTGCTCCATTCCTCACCAATTCTGTATCCAATAGCAATTATAGAGGCTATGCCTGTAATTGAAGAGTTTCCAGAGAATACTGCGTTGCCGTTTGCATTGACTGTACCAATGCCAATTAACGATCCTTGTCCAGCAACAATAATACCGCCTAATCCTGTAATCGTTCCAACTCCAATAACAGCACTTTCAGCGTTTTGTATCCGAATGGCTACGGCACTTACTGTACCAATTCCATTAATGGATATTTCGCCATTTTGAATCCTAATGCCTAATGCAGATGTAGAGCCAACTCCGTTAATCGAGCCAATGCCAGATAGGATTGCAATAGGAGTTCCATTTGCTGTGCCTACTCCCTCAACTGATCCAGCACCCTCTGTAGCCAATACATCGCCTACCGCATAGATATAATCCCAGTATCCATACTCTACATATTGATCTGCAAAAGCCATTACTGAATAGCTTGCTCAAAATGAGTTAAATCGTAACCAGCATAGTAGTCACCTTTAGCAATTTGAATTTCAAGATGTTCTTTATTACGCTTAACTGTATCTGCCCAATCTTCAGCAGTCATATCTTCAGGCTTACCAGCGTTGAGTAGGTTTACGCTATCCATTGCGGCATCGTAACTGCGTTGTACTTCTTGTTCAGGTGTAAGTTCTAACATTTTATTTAGCCTTTAATTGGTCAATTTCTGCTTTAAGTTCTTGGATAGCTGACACTAATGTTGCTACTAAGAATGAAGTATCAATGCCTTGATATTCAGGATTACCTTCTTTATCTAAAGCATCTTTTTCACCAGTTACTGCATCAGGGAAAACTTCAGCTAATTCATGAGCAATAAATCCTTGACCATCAGAGCCATCCACTTTCCAGTTATAGGTAACTGGCTTTAAAGCAGATAATTTATCTAATGCCCCTGACATTGGGGATACATTTTCTTTTAATCGGTAGTCTGAAGTGATGTTATAGGATGTTGTAGAACCAGTAACAGAAATTGAACCTACTACTGTTGCACCCCTTCTAAATCCAACAATAGCACCATCATCTGCATACCTAGCAAAATCTACAATACGGCTTCCATAGTTGGCAAAAATACCAAGACTTACCGTTGCAGTTGTGCTACCTGCATTGATAGTATTTCCTACTGTCCAAACACCATTATTGTCACAATATCCTCTAGGATTACCATCACCATCAGATAACACAATGTAGTTACTTGCTGTACGGATGTCTAGACCGCCTTGATTGCCGTCATAACCACCAATAATAGTGTTTTTAGCACCAGTAGTTACATAATAGCCACCGCCTGTTCCATCAGACTTACATCCTACAAAAGTATTTCCATTTCCAGTTGTTGCACTATAGCCAGACCTATGTCCAATAAATACATTCCAAGAGCCAGTAGTTAAACTTAAAGCTGATTCGTAACCATTACTTACTGTTCCTTGTCCAGTAGTGTTTGCATATAAAGCCTTATATCCTGTGCTTACCAATCTATCGCCTGTAGTATTTGTATAAAGTGATTGATAACCTACTGCCACATTATTAGATGCGGTGGTGTTTACATATAGTGCTTCAGTTCCTATTGCAGTATTTCTAGCACCAGTTGTATTAGCATCTAAAGCATTTGAACCAAAAGCCGAATTGTAAATACCAGTCGTGTTTTGTCTTAATGAACCATCACCAACGGCAGTACTGTTATAGCCAGTAGTGTTTAGTCTTAATGAGTTTCTACCTACTGCTACTAAGCTATCGCCTGTGGTGTTGGTATATAAAGATTGATAACCTACTGCGGTGTTATTAGATGCGGTGGTGTTTGCTTGAAGTGCTTCTTCACCAAAACCACAATTTCGACTGCCTGTGGTGTTTGAAAATAGAGCCGCATCTCCGACCGCCACATTGTAGTTACCAGTAGTGCTAGAACCTAAAGCATTATTACCTACGGCTACGCTGTTAAATCCAGTTGTATTAGCATCTAAAGCCCTGTAACCAACAGCAGTTAATGTATCGCCTGTGGTGTTGGCATATAACGCTTGATAACCTACTGCTGTGTTATTAGATGCGGTGGAATTAAGACCTAAAGCATCTTGCCCAACGGCAGTATTAAAGCCACCTGTTGTATTTGAACCAAGAACAGCACGACCAACACCAGTATTTGAACTACCTGTGCTAATGCTAAACAATGAATTGTATCCAATACCAGTATTACTTGTTCCTGTAGCTGAACCTTGAAAAATACCTACACCAACAGCAGTATTAGTAGATACAGCACCACCGCCTTTACCAACAGTAAGACCTGATATAGAAGCATCGTTAGCTAAAGTTAGTTTTGTGCCATCAAAGGTCATGTCTGCATCGTCTGTTAAGTTTCCACCTGTAGTAGCGTAGATTACTCGACCAGATGTAAGACCAGTATCAGTTAGGTCTGAGAACTTGCCAGTAGATGCTGTAGTAGCTCCAATAGTAGTTCCATTAATAGCTCCACCATTAATTGTTGCAGATGTAACTGTTAGTGCAGCAACAGTATTACCAGACTGAATTTTATCTGTGTTTAGATTAGTAAAATTAGCATCTACTTCTACATGAGATAAAGGTGATCCCTTACCACTTCTGGTAACTATCGTAGACATGATTTACCTTAAGCTAAAGTAACTGATACGCTAGATGTAGCAAACTTAAATACATCTCCACTTGCAATAGTTTTAGATGTAGTCAGCGCACCATAGTACAACATATTGCCAGTTGTTAATGCGTCAAAAATTGCAAAGTGAGTAAGTGTTCCCCATGAGCCTGTAGCCTGGTCAAACTCAACAGCAGCAGCAGAGTTAGTTGTTACTCCGTTAGAAGGAGCAGCAAAGGTGATGGCCTTACGAGCATATCCACTTCCAGTACATTCTGTGCCTGACCCTGCATCTGTTGGATCAGAAGTAAATAGCGCAGCATAAACTGTGGCTGGAGATGTATAAGTAGTATTGCGTAGAGTAGCGTTAATTAATGCGTTCTCTAGGTAGTTTGAGATTGCAGACATGATTTTCCTATCGTGATGTTAATTGCATTGTTAGTGGTACTCCAGCGTACTCTGAGCTTTCGTCTGAGCCGTTAATATCAGAAGTAGCTCTATCGTATAAGGTAGCCCAAGTTTGCACTCTGGCATCGTTCATAAGATAAGGCTCTGCCTCTGCTAAAGATGCGTAAAGCAAAGCATCTGGGAAGTTAGCTAGATACTCATTTGTAGCTACACTTGTAGATAATGGTGTTGGCTTGTAGTAGTAAAGCATCTCTAAAACATAAGCCGAGTCAGGAGTTGGTGCAAACTGGATCTCATCACCAATGATTGTGTAATACACAGGCAGACCAGACTCGCCAGCTCTAGCATTACGAGAGAACAAAGAAGGTGATAGATAACTAATAGTGTTTCTTGGATTGCCTTGGGTAAATATATCTCGCATCTCTAGAAAGTCTGTAGGCAGACCAACAGTAGAATCACCAGATGTCATTGTTGCTGTAGCAGACTTAAGGATTTGGCGAGTACGGATCTCTCTAGCCAGGCGAATCTCTGCAAAAGTAATAAAATCAGGAATGACCGCAGTCAAATCTGATCGACCTAGATAGTTGGCTATCGAAGTCTTTAGTTCTGTGTATGTTGCAAAGCCCATTAGGACACCTCAATATTATGCCAGCCGTATGTGTAATTACCTATGTGTCCTATCTCTAAACTCAGATCATGATCCACATAAGTATCTATTCCTGCATCTTTTGCTTTAATGCAAAAGTAAATATCCTCGCCTAATAACTTCCCATTTGGCAATTGCTCAAAGTAGAAGTAAGGCTTTTCCATCTTTTTAAATACAGAGTTTTTAATGAGAATGACACCACACCCTATGGCATCTACCTTCTCTATTCCTTTTTTAACATTGGAATAAACAGGCAGCCAAGATACAGAACCATCTTCCTCATAATTAATGTTTTTGGCAGTAGGCTTTACTGGCTCTGAGCGAGTAGTAGCGTTTACGCCAACAATGTCTTTATTATGCTTTAAAAGCCGAACAAGCGCATCTTTTGGAAAGCGCATATCAGCATCTATAAACATTAGGTAATCACAACGCTCATGGACAATAGAATCTACTAACGCATTGCGTTGATCGAATATTAGTGTTCCTGTAGATGTGTACAGGTTAATATCGTGTTTCGTATTCTTTGCTGTGTAATTAACTAATGCCGATAAGTCAAACGATGTGGATATTTCTACTTGCCCTCTTGCTGGAACGCAGATCCCTATCCTCATACTGTGCCACCCCTGGTACGAAATACTCGATTATCAGGGTTATTCAGCCACTTTACTAAAGCCTTTTGGTCTAGTATGTGGTAACCACGCATTATTCCTTCTTTGTTGAGAGTGTTAATAATCTCAGCAGGAAGTGAAGCAATTTTATTTTTAGGGTCGTATACGCTATCACCCCAGCCAGTTTTACCACTTCTAGCATTAAATTGTTCCTTTGTATGGTCTGTAAATTCACTTAAATCTACCTCTGACTTAATAACTATTCCACCATCGCCATCTGCGTATGCAGTACGGATAACTCCATCTACTACACCGAGATTGCCTTTTTTGCCTAAATCAGACATACATTCTCCTAGAAAAGGGGATCAGTTTCCCAATCCCCTTATTCTACATTACTTATGACAGATCGAAAACACCGCCATGTGCAGCCTCGTTACGAACTTCCAATGTGAACTCAGCCAAGATTTGTGTCTTTTCTGCATCACCAACACGAGCTAACTCGTTAGTTTGGAATGGGCGTAGGAAAGCTAATGCTGCATACTCAGGATCGAGGATGAGGGCATCACGACTACGCATGAAACGATCTGGAACAATTGACAATACGCCAAAGTCGGACTGATAGAGATCAGCACCAGCTAGGATTGTCGCTTGACCAGTTGTAGGCACTTGGTAACGCTGTGCAGCCAAACCAGTAAAGCCTGATACTACTTGCTTTTGTGTTGGGCTAACAAACAGAGTTGAAGGTGTACCACCAGCAGAGAATACAGATGCAATAACAGTCTTGAGCATTGCCTCTGTGAAGGTACGAGTTGTACCATCTGTACGAGTAGAAACACCAACAGTTACAGGGTCTACACCAGTTGTAGCAGTACCATTCTTGCTTGTATTGCTCTTAATGTATGAGAGCAAAGCACCTAATGTACGAGCTGTAGAGGCGTTACCAGCAGATTGACCTTGGTTAGCTGTGATGATAGTTTCCATATCACGCTTGATTTCAGAAGATACTTTAGCTAATTGATAAGCCTTCTCAGACTTACGACCAGCCTTGTCTACTGCTTCCAAAGTGCCAGAAACCATAACTGTCTTACCAACGATCTGAGTATAGTTACCCAAACGAGTTGTAGGAGAAACAGTAATGTCAGATGCAGTTGCACCTTCAACTAAAGCATTAGCAGTAGTATTAGCTGCCAATGAGTCAGTCTGCCACTCGTGATAAACAGCAGTTGCCTTAGTCTTGCCAATAGATGACATGATTGGGGTATCTGTTGGAGAGATAGAATAGATTACATCGGACAAATCTTCACGATTGCCGATTGATTGATATACCTGATATGTTGCCATGATTTAAATTCCTTAAATAAATTGTTCAAAAAGTTTTGCTGCATCAGCCTTCTTGCCTGTCTTTTGTAGGCGAGAAAACTGCTTTTTCATTTGTTCATTCTGTGAACTGCCAGGATTGGAAGTTCCAGACTTTAATACCTTTGGCGCATCCTGTACTTTCTTGACGGCTGCACCTTTATTACCTGATAGCTTTTCGTACATCATTGCGTTGTATAGCGTCTTAACTGCTCTTGGGTCATATACTTGAGCTAGTTCTTGGTCGCTAAATCCGATTGATTTTGCATAAGTACGAATGTCCCTACGCACAATTTCAGCTTTAGCTGCATCCCTAAACTCTGGTATAGCCTCTTTCAGTTGCTCTGCTGCCTCTGCAAGATGTTTCTGTAACGCTTGCTGTCTGTCGGCATCCTGCTGTTGTGCAAGGTTTCGTCTTTCAGCTTGTACGGCTTGAAGCTGCTTTTCCTTCTCACTACGCTCTGCTACCGCAATTGCATAACCTATAGGATCGGTTTCCTTTAGTTCTTGCAAGTTCTCTACATTGTTTTGGCTTTGTAGAACACTCTCGATAGCCTCTAAGCGTTGTGCGTAAAGATCACGCATCTTCTTAGATTCTTCAACTAATCCTCTTTCGGCCTCTACAGCCTTCCGAGTTTCAGCCAAAGCCTGAGTCTTTTTAGTATAGTCTGCTGTCCTACTGTAGCCACTTAGGAGTTCATCTTCTGAAACTTCGACTTCTTCATTGCCAACTTTGACCTTGAATGTCTTAGCTCTAGGAGCATCTTCCTCGTACTCTACAGTTTCTTCTGCACTTTCATCTTCGTAGGATTCGTCTGAATCCTGTACTTCAGTTTCAGTATCATCAGATTGCGATTGAGCTTGCGCTTTCTCCTCTGGTGAATCCATCATAGACAAAAATGCACTAGCAGCATCACTTACTGTATTAACACTTCCCTCTACAGGATTGGTGTTTTCACTCATGTTATTTACCTTTTAGGTCGTTAAAAAATTCGCCAGCGTTTCTCTGCAATTTGCTTATCATCAGCTAATGCTTGGATTGTCGCTATAAATTCATCCATCACTTTCAGTTTGAGAAAGTTCTTTTCTCGCACTTCTACATCATTTTCGTTACTGTCAAATATGTTGTTACGATACAACAGTTTTTGACTTTCGACAAGTTCTAGAAAAAACTCGTCTGATAAATAGGCTCTTGCTCGCTCTGACTTGTTATAAGACATTAGGGATATTAGCCGTTGGTGATAGTTTTGCGCCTAGTTGCAAAGCCTTCAACTGAGCCTCGTATTCAAACTCTTGTTTCTTAAGAGCCATAGTCATCTCAAACTCTTGCTGCTTAAGTCTGATCTGAGCCTCTGCCTTAACCTGGGAGATCTGTATATCATTCTGAGCTTTGGCGTTATCTGCTTCCATCTTAGCTTGCATTTGGGCTACATAGGCTTGCATTGCTGGGTCTTGTTGCTGACCTTGTTGTTGGCTTTGTTGTTGCATCATCTGCTCTTGCTCTGGGCTAATCTCTAGGAAAAACTCGTTAGAGTCCTTAAAGCCAGCAGCCTCAATAAAGCGACCTAGTGTCTGTCTGTAGTTTTGTAGGCTTACTAATGGGTTTTGAATACCAGCAGTCTTAAGGATTTCCTCTTGCTTGCTGAGAACCATAGCGATCATAGCCATCTGCTCTTGCTTGTTGCCTGTGCCTAGACCGACATTGATAGAGATATCAAAGCCATTAGTCCACTCTCTAGGATCAATAGATACATACTTACCACGCAAACGCACAATACGCTCTTTATCCTGATACTTGCAGAGCAATTGTAGAATCTTCTGGAATAGGTCTTTTACGCCTGTTTCAGCAAATACCCTAGCAATTAACTCAACTTTGCCTGCTGCGCTGTTCTGCATCATAGCAACTGCTGTAGCTGTGCTGTTCTGCAACACATCTGGATTAAGGCCGTTCATCTGGTCTGATACACCAGTTCTCTTAGCCTGTACAGAATCCAAGTATTCCAGTAATGGGAATGATTGGTTAGCAGTAGGTGGTACTGTCAATGGCACAATGGCTTGGGTATTTTTCATACGCACAATGCCATTAGCTGTAACAGTTAGTAGATCATCTAGGTTTACTTGACCTTCTACCACGCCCATTCTAGGGCTGTTAGTCATGTAGAGATTGTCTAAGATCTGACGGGTTACTGTAGATTTAATCAGTTGAATGTCTACTGCTCTGTCTGCCAGGCTATGACCAAAGAACTTGTGTGGCATAGGGATAGGGCAAATAGAACAGAATGGTACAAAATCTACTTCCTCGTTATCTAGGATGTCTGATCCAGCATAGGTAACTTTACGCAACTCAGCGATGCCATCGCCATCAAAGTCTACCTTGATGTAAGACTCGATTACCTCAATCTCTTGCATAGAAAAGTCTAGGCTTGCCTGATCGCTTGGCTGCTCGCCTTGATCGAAACGAGCCACATTCTCTTGGTTATAGGTTAAGTCTGCATAAGTAGGAAGGTTATCTACAATATCCTTGTCATACCCCATGGCAATTAACTCTGAGCGAGTAGCCAGCTTTCTATGAGCTACAAAAGGCGCATCAGCAATAGTCCTAGCCTTCTTAGAGATTAAGAACTCCTCTGGTGGCACATTCTCTACAATGACCTTGCCAGTTTTCTTAGTCTTTTTGAGCTTAACATCGTAAGAGAAGATAGCAGGAATCATCATACCCATAGGGTCTACGCCTGCTGGAGCTATCTCTGTAGTCTTTTGGTTTACGACTTCTACTTCTGGATCGTTGAGCAACATGGTTACTTCGTCTTGTGTCAGGTTTTGATACTTCTCCTTGCTGACATCAATCTTCTCATCCCAATAGACCTTAACGATTCCGTTCTTTTGCAAGAGCGCATCCTTAAACCAATTGTGCATAAGCAATACGCCATCGTTATCTCGGCTCATTACCCAGTTCACATACTCTGTAGCCTGCTTTGCTTTTTCCTCATCGCCTGGGCCTTTAGGCTCAAAGCGCACAATCTCATCTGACTGTGTAAAGATACGCAATAGTTGTGGCAACGCACCATCTACTACCTCGGCTACTTCGCCTGTAACGATCTGGCTACGACCTTCTACTTCATTGCCGTATTCGTAACGATTGTAGTATTCAAGGGCTTTTCTACGATCATCTGTAGTTTCGCTCTCGATAAAGCCAATAGCGTTATCTATCTCGGCATCAAGTATGCCTTTTAGTGTGCCTTCATCCATTAGACTATCCATTTATTGTTGATCTTAATTGCTTTGTTCCAGTTGTTCGGTTGTTCATCTAACGCTACAGCCACATATCTCCAGGCATCACTAGCATGGGAATGTTGATCGTGTAAGGGTTTATCACTAAACATTTTAGTATCAGGGTTTACATCATACCGATAATGTCTTAATGCTTGTAGACCTTCAGCACATCTATTCTGGTCAAAATAGCATCTGTTCATTAGCATACGAGCTGCGTTAATTCCTTCTGATATAGACAGTCTAGGGGTTATCCTTACTGGCAAGTTCATATTCTGCATAATATCTTTAACGCTCTTGCCTGTCATATTTTTGTTCTCAGCATCGTGTGGCAGCCAATGATCTCGATAGACATAGCCTCTATTCTGTAGAACTTCTACATAGTGATCTATAGGCTTTTGGCAGTCCTGATAAAAGTCTATGACCCTTACCTCACCGCCTGGTATCGTCTGCACAAACCAGATGCTAGTCATATCTGCCCAGCCAATATCCCAAAATGTAGATACCTCGATAGCCTTATCTTGGTTGATGTCCTTGATACGGCCTTCTTCTTGAGCTTTCCTTAGTTCTTTAGCGTATACAGCACCATCTAATACTTGCCTTGTATTGCCTTCCCATACATTGAGATAGGCATCCATATCTCGTTCTTTGAGATCATCCTTTTCCTCTTGTAGAACTTTAGGAAACCAATGATTGTCAGACCAGTTCACCTTTTGCGTTACCGCATTACTAGGTGGCTGCACTACAAAGCGTTTGTAGGTTTCATCCGTATCTAACTCAGGATTAAATGTAATCCAAATCTCTGAACCTTCTTTACGGATTGTAGGAATAAGCGTATCCCAGCTAGACTTACTGGTTGTTTGTGCCTCCTCAATCCAACAGACATCAACTCCTTCGAATGATTTTATCTTAGTAATGTTGTGCTTTAGTCCAGCAAATAAGAACTCTGTCCCATTCTTGCCGTATATCGCAGTATTCTGTATTTCGTAGAAGTCCTCTAGACCCATAGACTTAATCTGATCTGCTAATAGAGCATGAACAGAATCGCTAATAGAGTTTTGGAACTCCCTGGCGCATAGCACCCTTGTACTTTTTTGTAGACCAATAACTAACAATGCCCTAGCAACGCCCCATGACTTGCCAGAGCCTCGACCACCATAGAGAACCTTGTATCTGCTTGGTTGAAACAGAAACTCTAGTTTCTCTGGGAACTCTACATTAAGCTCCATCAGGCTTTTTTAGTACGATGTTGATTGTGTTTAGGGTTTCTAATATGCCACGATCTAAACCACTTATCTCTGTAGCTTGTACTGCCTTGCCGTCTACTCTATCTATTACTTCCTTGATAGCCCAAGGCTCGCCTTGTTCAGCAGCATCTACTAGCTTTTGTGCAATCATACGCAACTTGCGTGAATCCTCTTGTACAAGAGCTACTCTGAGTTGGTTGTAGAACAGCTTTCCCTTCTTGCCGTTCTGATTGCCTACAGGCGCACCACCCTTATTGGTTGATGCAACTTCTACATTATTGTTTTCTATAGCGTTTTCCATTCCATTCCTAACGGGTGATGGTTGATGATGTTGCTATTCTACAACAGTTTTACCACTTAACCTTATTTGCCCAGAACGCTGCGCTCATCTTACCCTTGGCAATATTTTTAGCATGGCGAGCTTTGAATGATTCGTTTCTAGCACTACCCTCTGGACTGCCTTTAACGCCTTGCTGACCAAATCGAATGGTCTTTACTTTATCGCCTTCTTTAGCGATTACTACATGGCTTTTAGTAGGATGATTAGGGGTTTTCTTTGGCTTGTTATAGCCTGCTACGCCTATTCTTTCAAATAGTTTGGCAGCATCCCTAATCTTCATTTTTTATAACGGCCTTTTTTGCTTG